ATTCTCTTTATTTGTGCCGTGAATATTTCTTTGACAAACTTGCTGAAGAAGGCATTCAGTTTTATTCTTTGCTTGGCAATCATGACATTTCATTTAAGAATACATTAAAGGTAAACTCATCAACGTTGTTATTAAATGAATATCAAAACATTTGTATTCACGACAAACCTTTTAAAGAAAACTTTGATGGTGTGGAAGTAGATGTTATACCTTGGATTTGTACAGAGAATGAAAAAGAAATCATGGAGTTTATGAAGAACAGCAAGGCACAGATTTGTTTCGGTCACTTTGAGATTGACGGCTTTGAAATGGATCGTGGCAATATTGCACACGGTGGTATTGACAGAAAGATCTTTTCACAGTATGATGTTGTACTTACTGGTCACTTTCATCATAAATCTTCTGATGGCAACATTCATTATGTTGGAACACCAGGTGAAATCACATGGGCTGACTACAATGACCCAAGAGGGTTTCATGTATTTGACACAGACACACGACAGTTAGAATTCATTCAAAATCCATACCGCATGTTTCATAAAATTAATTATGATGATGGTGAACAAGATTTTGAATCTTGGAAAGCATATGACTTTGATCAATACAAAGAGTGTATGGTAAAAGTTGTGGTACTAAACAAACAAAACCCATACCTCTTTGATCATGTCATTGATAACCTATACAAAGCTGGTGCAAATGATATAAGTATTGTTGAGGACTTTAATGACTTATCTGCCATAGACGATCAAGATATTATCGATCAGGCAGAAGATACTATGACTATACTTTCAAAGTATATTGATGGTTTGCAATTAAATGTTGAATCTGATAAACTTAAAAACCTCATGAAAGAGGTTTATATTGAGGCATTGAATACTGAAACTACAGAATGATTTTATTTCGTACAATTCGTTGGAAAAATTTATTAAGTACAGGCAATTACTTTACTGAAATCAAACTAAACAACCAGAACAATACTTTGGTTGTTGGTGATAATGGTTCTGGCAAATCAACAATGCTTGACGCCTTGTGTTTTGTTTTGTTTGGCAAAGCGTTTCGTAATATTAACAAACCAAACTTAGTAAATAGTATCAACAACAAAGATTGTCTTGTTGAAGTTGAATTTGACACCAATAATAAATCATATAAGATTGTTCGTGGCATTAAACCAAATATCTTTGAAATTTATTGTAATGGTGAATTAGTAGACCAGTCAGCTGCATCAAAAGACTACCAAGAATACCTTGAAAGATTTATTCTCAAGTTAAATTATAAATCATTCACGCAGATTGTAATTCTTGGCAGCGCATCGTTCACTCCGTTCATGCAATTGTCGGCTTCAGATCGCCGAGCTATCATTGAGGATCTACTTGACATTCAAATTTTTTCTACGATGAATGGCATTGTTAAAGATCGAATGACTGTCAACAAAGATTCTACCACAACAAAGAAACATGAAATTGATTTAATGCAACAGAAGTACGATATGCAGAAAAAACATATCGATGAACTCAAACAAAATAATGATGACAAGGTAAAAGAATATGATTCAGAAATTCAAAGTCATAATGATACCGTATCCACCTTACTCGAAGCTGTTGGCGGACTTACCAAAGAGACAGAAGAACTCCAACTGGTTGTTGCGAGTAAAATTGAAACAGAGGCTAAGGTCAAGAAGATTACAAAACTTGAATCGCAGATTGAAAGCAACTTATCCAAATTTAAGAAAGATATCAGTTTCTTTCAATCGCATGATAATTGTCCAACTTGTAGGCAAACCATTGCCACATCTTTTAAAGAAGAAGAGCTTGAAGCCCTCAGCACCAAAGTCGGTGAGTGTGAACACGGCCTTTCACAACTAGAACAAAAATTAACTGATGAACAAGCTAAACTTGATGATATTAATGAGAAACAAAAAATTATTAATCAAAAACAAGTTCAGATTGCCACACATAATGCCACAATTACTGAAACAAATAAACTGATTGCTCGTTTACAAAAACTTTCTAATGAACTGAAAGAATCTAAAACACTAACACACAAAGAAGAGCAAGAGTTAAAAGTACTAAAGGATTCGTTATCTGAGTTACAAGAATCATTAAGAGTGTTAATCGAAGAAAAGTCATATTATGAAGTAGCATCCAATCTGTTAAAAGATACAGGCATCAAAACTAAAATTGTACGCCAGTATCTACCAATTATTAATAAGTTGGTTAATAAGTATTTAGCTTCATTAGATTTCTTTGTTAATTTTAACCTTGATGAATCGTTCAAAGAAACAATTAAATCTAGGCATCGTGATGAGTTTACTTATAACAATTTTAGTGAAGGTGAGAAACAACGAATTGATATGGCTTTAATGTTGACTTGGCGTGCAGTTGCTAAGTTAAAGAATTCATCAAATACTAATTTGTTAATTCTCGATGAAGTGTTTGATAGTAGTTTAGATACAAACGGTACTGAAGAATTAATGAAGATTCTTCACATGTTAGAAGATGTAAATTTGTTTGTTATCTCTCATAAAGGAGATATTTTAGTTGATAAATTTACTAATATAATTCGTTTCGAAAAAGTAAAAAACTTTTCAAAGGTGATAAAATGAGTGATGAAATTTTAGTTATTAATACGGATAATGTTGTAAAGCAAACCGAAGTTATAGAACCATTACCACTATATGGTGAAGAATTTGGTATGCTTGATGATGAAATTCCTATGTATACAGACACATTACCTAATCCAATAATGAACAAATTGGTAGAAAGACTTAAACTTACCATGAAACTTTATGGTGGCATCGGACTATCTGCTAATCAATGTGGTGTTTATCAAAGAGTATTTGTACTTGGTCATGGAGACTTTCAATTAGTTTGTATTAACCCTAAAGTTTTAGAGGTGTCGGAAGAAACTATTAAATCAGATGAAGGTTGCCTCTCTTATCCAGGATTATTTGTTAAGATAGAAAGGCCTGCTGCAATTAAAGTTGAATTTACTACAGAAACAGGTGAAACAAAACAAATGATGTTGGAAGGATTGACTGCTCGGTGTTTCATGCATGAAACAGAGCATATGAATGGTAGAAGATTTTTACAACATGTTAAACCAGTAGCAATGAAACTAGCAAGGCAACGTCAAATTAAAAGAGTAAAGAAAGTTACAAGAGCACAAAAGAATGCCTTACACGTTTGATCCTAAAGATGATGTGGAAACACAATGGAAAAAGTGGTCAGAAACAGAAGAATTATCTGAACTTAATTTTACTATTGATGAATTACGTGAACGCACCATACAAGAACTTACTTATGTTTCTAAAATGGATGTTCGTGAATATACTTTGTTTCAAAAGTGGTGTGAAGTACAAGAGCGTTATCCTACAGTAGTTGTTAATGATTTGTGGGAAGGTGAAAAACGGGTTCTAGAGGATGATAAACAGCGTGAATTGATACCTCAACTGAAGAACAACATTTGGATGCCAGCCAATGTTGACGATTATCTGAATCTAGAACCCGAACTCCTTTACACAAACAAAGATGGTGATATGCCAGAAATATGGAATTGTATTCGTACATTTTCATCTACCATGAAAAACAATTCTAACATTGGTAGAAATTTAAATTTTATTGTTCGTGATAAAGTAACAAAGAAATATCTAGGTGTTATTTGTATTTCATCTGACTTTTTAGATTTGACACCTAGAGATAACTATATTGGTTGGTCAAGAGAAAAGAAAACTCAAGGTGCCATGATCAATCATACTGCCATCGGCTCTACGATTGTGCCTTTACAACCTCTTGGTTATAATTATGTTGGTGGCAAATTATTGGCTTTGCTTTGTTTGGCCGATCCTATACAAGAGTTATGGGAAAAACTATATGGTGACAAATTAGTTTCAGTAACAACAACATCACTCTATGGTAAAACAAAAGCTGGTGGGTTGTCCCAATATGATAATCTGGATTACTGGCAGCCAATGGGCTTCACAAGTGGTTCAGTATCATTTGAACCATTGAAAGATACACGTTATATGATTCGTGAGTGGCTGAAAAAGAATCATACACGTAAATACTTTGAATGGTATGTAGCAAAGAAACCTTCAGGTCAACCACATAAGCGTGATCACAAGAATCGTTCATTGAACTTTGCTTATTCACAAATGAATATACCAAAAGAATTGATTCGTAGTGAACATGCTCGTGGCATTTATTTTACACCATTGTATGATAAGACTTGTGAGTTTTTAAGAGGCGATCATGATGGCAAAGATATGAAAAAACTCTTTGATACTAGTGTTGAGAGCCTAAGTAATATATGGAAAATGAAACATGCAAAACCACGTATCAGTATTCTAAAGAAAAAAGGTACAGTTTCACATGAAACACTTTTCTATGATGATCTTATCTACCTAACATGGCAGCAGGCAAAAGAAAAATATTTGCCACAAGTTGGTCGATAATTGTAGTAGAATGTCCTTAATGCGGTGAGTAATAGTACGGTTTGAGGTCCCCCTCATTCTAGGTGTGCAAAGCATTCGCACCGCTCCATTCATGTAAGTTAGTACTCACTAACATCTACCAGGTAATGTTGTTTTTATACAACAAATCGATTGACAAATAGTCAAAATGGTAGTATAATGGTTAAATAAATCAAAAAAGGTCATTCTATTATGTCTTTTACTGCCGAACAAAAATCACAATTAGCCAAACTCTTGGCAACCGAAAACCTAACGGTTCAACATCAAAAAATTTCTACTGCAAAATTCGATCCTCAAAATCGGGTTTTGTATCTTCCTATTTGGCAAAACATGACAGGCATTATCTATGACCTTTTGGTTGGCCATGAAGTTGGTCATGCTCTGTATACACCTGCTGAAGGTTGGCATGATGCCGTAACTGATGAAGATAAAAACAGGAATTATAAAAACTTTTTGAACGTGGTTGAAGATGCTCGTATCGAAAAGAAAGTTAAACGTAAATATCCTGGTCTGAATTCTGCTTTCAGAATGGCATATCACGAATTGAATTTGCGTGATTTCTTTGGTATCAAAGGCCGTGATGTAAATGAAATGCCATTTATTGATCGCCTTAATTTGTATAGCAAATCACAATGGTCGGCTTCTTGGATTAAATTCTCTGCCAATGAAGAACTATTGGTAAAAGAAGTTCAGGCCGCTGAAACTTGGGATGATGTTCTCCGTATCACAAATAAAATTTATGCCTACTCAAAAGATGAGCAGCATGAAATGGCTCTTGAATACCATGATGAACTCATGAGGCAGATGGCTGAAGATGATGCTGAACAGGAAGAATATGATCTTGAAGCCTATGGCGATGAAGATTATGACGATGATGACGATGGTTATGGTGATGGCGACTCTGATGAAGATGAATTTGAAGAAGGTGAAACTGCCTCTGAGCGCAGTAAAGCCGGCGGTGAACAAAATCCTGAAGATGACGACCTTCAAAATGGCAAGTATATCAACCATGAAAAAGAGTCACATCCTGGTGACAAAGACCAATTTGATCCTAAGTGCATGACGGATGAAAACTATCGCCGTAATGAAACACAATTGCTCGATGATAAATGCAAAGAGTTTGTGTATGTCGATATTCCGAAACCAATTATGAAAAACATTATTACTCCTGCCAAACGTGTGCATGAGTTAATGAATATTTCATACAAAGAATTTATAAAAGAAGGGTACTTTACAGCCGATACTTCAATGAAGTTAGTAAACGAATTCAAACGCCGTAATGAACGATATGTAAGTTTGCTTGCTAAAGAATTTGAAATGCGTAAAGCTGCCAAAGCATTTAGCAAATCTAAATTGTCTGATACTGGTGATATTGATATTAATAAATTGTCATCGTATAAATTTGATGATAACATTTTCCGTAAAGTGTTGATGACACCTAAAGGTAAATCTCATGGTCTGGTTCTATTGCTTGATCGTTCAGGTTCTATGTCTAAGAATATGGCAGGTTCAATTGAACAAGTTCTTGTGTTATCAATGTTCTGCCGCAAAGTGAATATTCCTTTTATCGTTTACGGTTTTACCGAATCATCACATGTTCGTGCAATTGATTTAGGAATTCATCCAGATAATAGAGAATTTAAAATTGATTATACTCAGACTGAAAAATATAATTCATTTACCAATAACATAGGCGAAATGAAATTCGACAATGTTCAATTGCGTGAGTATTTGAATTCTAAAATGTCAAATGTCGAATTTTCTTCAGCTCTGAAAAACATGTGCATGTTGATGGAAGGTTATAAAAGTGATAATTATCGCCGTACAGCACGACCTGAGTCCGAACAATTGAACAATACACCGATGACACAAGCAATTGTTGCTACGGCTGAAGTTATGAAAAACTTCAAACGAAATCATAACCTAGACATTTGTAGTCTTGTGATTGTACATGATGGCGATGCTGATTATTTAAATGCATATTGGATTGAAAAAGAAGTTCAAGACACTCAAACACTACAAACAGAAAAAACTAAAACAATTATTTGGTATAATACTAATGAAAAAAACTATGTCATGCGTGATCGTCAAAATAAATTTGAGGTTAAACTAAAAAGTGTTACTGAAGAAGTGGCTTTAAATACCTTAAAGTGGTTTAATCATGTGACTGGTGCTCGTATTTTTGGTTTCTTTATTGTTACTGGTCGTGCTGAAACTAAAGATATAATTAAGAATCGTTATGTTAATGAAGATGGCAAAGGTTATTGGCATGTTCAATCAACATCAGGTTATGATGCTGCCGACCAATACACTAAAAAACTTCTCAAAGAATTTAAGAATGAAAAGTTTATTTCTTGTAAAGTTCCTGGTTATGAAAATTTCTTTTTCATTTCTGGTGGTGAAGAATTAACCACCGATGATGAAGTAGGTATTGAAATTGAAGGTAAGTTTACCGCTCGAAAATTGGCAACGGCTTTTGCCAAATACAATAAGAAGCGGGCAGTAAATCGTGTGTTAGTATCTCGGTTCATTCAAGGTATTGCCGCATAAGTTGTTGGTTATTTGTTATAATTAATTTTTAATTGATAGGAGTTTTATATTATGAGTAAACGTGCCGAAGTTCGCCAAAAGTTTTTGGCTGCCCTTTCTAAATTTGGCAGCACTACCGTAACTAAAGAAGATATTACCAACATTTGTAACAGTATTGGCATTTCTCATCCTTACTGGTTTACCAATGATGAAAGTAATCGTGTAAAACGTGGTGTTTATAAAGTGCCTTCTGCTCAACTAGATACCATGCCTGCTCTACAAGCACAAGTGATTCCTATGGCTAAACCTGTTGAAAAATCAAATCATCGTATCAGTAATGTAACAACTGACTTAGATGAAACAAATCTGGTACCAACTGCATACAAAAACTATGTGCCGTTTGGTAACTTTGACGATGTATTGTCAATCGTTCAATCGATGCGTTTCTTTCCTGTTTTCATTTCTGGCCATTCTGGTAATGGTAAGACTATGAGCATTGAACAAGCTTGTGCTAAGGCAAAACGAAAGTTTGTTTGCGTATCGATGACACCTGAAACTGATGAAAGTGATTTGCTTGGTAATTATGTTCTGATCGATGGAAATATGGAATGGCGTGATGGTCCTGTGACTACTGCCGCTCGTCAAGGTGCCGTTCTGTGTATCGATGAGATTGATTATGGTGCTCAGAATCTTTCTTCTTTGCAGCGTGTGCTCGAAGGTAAACCTTTTATGTTGAAAAAGAAAGGCGAATTGATTTCACCTGCACCTGGTTTTACCGTGTTCGCTACTGCAAATACAAAAGGTAAAGGTTCTGATGATGGTCGTTATATGTTTACCAACGTATTGAATGAAGCCTTTCTTGAGCGCTTTCGTACCACGATGGAACAGGAATTTCCTCCTGTAAAAACTGAAACGAAGATTGTTCAGAAAGAACTTGCCTCTGTTGGCCGTGAAGATGTTGACTTTGCTGAAAAACTGGTCACATGGGCTGATGTAATTCGCAAAACATTTGCAGATGGTGGTTGCGATGAAGTGATTTCTACTCGCCGTCTTGTTCATATTGTTGAAACATACGGCATCTTTGGTGATAAAATGAAAGCAATTACTCTATGCTTGAATCGTTTTGATGATGATACTAAGGCATCTTTTGTTGATTTATATACCAAAGTTGATGCTGGTGCTTCTGCTGATGAAATTCTGGCACCTCAACCTGAGGTAACACCAGAAGTTTCAACCGAAACCAATGATAACAGCCCATTCTAATAGTTCGGCACTTTGGTCGTTGGCAACAACGACCTTTTTTTATTTCTTTGCCTACAAATCTATTGACAAGTAGCGCATCCTATGATACTATGATTATATTGAGTGAACGGTCTCCACTCAATACATTTTTACCTTGTTGAGACCTTTTTAATGGAGTATTTTGTAATGTCAGTAAAATCTAAAGTCCTTGCTTATCTTTCTAAAGACAGCACCTACAACACCCTTACTGCTCAGAAGATGCAGAGCGTTTTTGGTGTTGCTAATCCTTCCGCAGTCATCAATGATCTGCGAAACGAAGGTCATGCAATTTACCTGAACAGCCGCATCAATGCAAACGGCGACAAAGTTTCTTTCTATCGCCTTGGCACACCTACTAAGCGCATGGTCGCTGAAGGTATTGCTGCAATTCGTTCACAAGGTGAGCGCGCTTTTGCCTAAAATAGTTTAGCAAAAGTAGAGAGGAATCGATAAATAAAAGTGTCGATTCCTCTTTTTTCTTTATGGGTACATTATGGAAATCAAAGTTAAACTTGAAGATTTAAAACAAAATAGATTATTTGTAGCAACACCAATGTACGGCGGTATGGCCCACGGCCTGTACGTTAAATCCTGCTTAGATTTACAATCTGTAATGTCTAAGTACGGCATCGATTCTAAATTCTCCTTCCTTTTCAACGAATCTCTTATCACAAGAGCCCGAAACTATCTCGTTGATGAATTTCTCCGTTCTGATTGCACACACATGCTATTCTTAGACTCCGACATTCATTACAATCCACAAGATGTTTTGGCCATGATGGCTCTTGATAAAGATGTGATTGGCGGTCCTTATCCTAAAAAATCCATTAACTGGGGTAATATTGCACAAGCAGCACGTTCACATCCAGATATGGAACCAAGAGATTTAGAAAAGTTAGTTGGTGAATATGTATTCAACGTAGTACACGGAACAAAAACTTTTCAAGTCACCGAACCTCTTGAAGTTATGGAAATTGGTACTGGTTACATGATGATTAAGCGTCATGTATTTGAGAAACTTGAAAAATCTTTCCCACAATTACGTTACAAACCAGATCATGTTGGCCAGAAAAACTTTGATGGTTCACGTTACATTCATGCTTACTTTGATACTATTATTGATACAAAAGAATCTGCAACAGGTGGCGGATCAGACCGTTATCTAAGTGAAGATTACATGTTTTGCCAATTGTGGCGCAAGATTGGTGGTCAAGTTTGGTTGTGTCCTTGGATGAAAACTCAACACATCGGCACTTATCCATTTACAGGAGATATGCCAGCAGTTGCAGCTATGACAGGTAAATTGTAATGGCAACAAAAGAAGAAGTAAAAAAATCACAAACTGCAAAAACAGGTGGTCGTAAGTTTGACGGAGGAAAACTCCGTTATGGCTTACTTCCACCTCTTGCATTAAAGGCGACTACTGATGTATTGACATTTGGTGCTGAGAAATATGAAGCAGACAACTGGAAAAAAGTACCAGATTCTAAACGCAGATATTTCGATGCCTTACAAAGACATGTGTGGGCGTGGAAAGAAGGTGAACAAATTGATCCTGAGTCAGGTAAACACCATCTAGCACACGCTCTTTGTTGCCTCATGTTTCTTTATGAACATGATATATTATATTCTGTGAATGACAAATCTTAATTATGAGGTATTTAAATGAAACTTTCAAGCAACACAATTTCTGTTTTAAAGAACTTCGGTTCTATCAATGAAGGCATTTACTTTAAAAAAGGTAAAACGCTCAAGACTGTATCAAAATTAAAGAATGTTCTAGCAGAAGCCACAATTTCAGAAGATATTCCTACTGATTTTGGTGTTGCTGATGTGAACAATTTTCTTTCAGTAATTTCTCTGAGTAAAGATGATACGACCTTTGAATTTGAAGGTAAAAACATCATCATTGTAAATAATAAAGGTCGTAGTCGAACAAAGTATCGGTTCTGTGAACCAACTATGATCATCACACCACCAGAAAAAGAAATTACGATGCCAGATCCGGAAATTTCTTTTGAGTTTTCAGCTGATGATTTCGCATGGACTTTGCGTAGTGCGTCTGTATTATCTTCACCACATGTTGTGGTTGAATCTGATGGTAAAAAAGTAAATATTGTCTGTACTGACCTCGCAAATGATGCTGCACATACTAACTCACTTGAAATTGGTGAAGGTAATGGTAACAAATATAAAATGATTTTTAAAACTGAACATCTTGATAAAATTATGCCAGGTGCATATACTGTACAAATTTCATCCAAAGGTATTGGTAAATTTGTAAACAAGAATGTTTCGTTGAAGTATTGGATTTCAACTGAATCCGGTTCTAAACTTGAAAAAGCTTAATTTATTATGATTTATGTGAAAGGTTCCCATGGAACATTTATTATGGACAGAGAAGTACCGGCCACAGACAGTAGAAGATTGTATTCTTCCGGATCGATTGAAAAAACCGTTTCAGGAATACGTGAAACAGGAAAACATTCCCAATCTCCTATTGACTGGTGGGGCCGGCGTAGGCAAAACGACCGTAGCGAAAGCGATGTGTCATCAAATAGGTTGCGATTATCTCGTAATCAATGGTTCTGACGAATCAGGCATCGATACATTTCGTATCAAGATTAAAAATTATGCATCATCAATGAGTCTTGCCGGCGGCAGGAAAGTTATTATCATTGATGAAGCTGATTATTTGAATCCAAATTCAACTCAACCTGCTTTGCGTAATGCGATTGAAGAATACGCAAGTAATTGTTCTTTTATTTTTACTTGTAATTTTAAGAATCGTATTATTGAACCATTGCACTCTCGTTGTGCCGTTGTAGAATTCTCATTGAAGAATGGTGAGAAAGATAAAATGGCAACACAATTCTTCAAGCGAATTCAATCCATTCTTCAAAGTGAAAAAATTGACTTTGATAAAGCAGTCATCGCTGAATTAATCAAAAAACATTTTCCTGACTTTCGCCGTGTGCTCAATGAGTTGCAGCGTTATTCACAATTTGGTGCAATCGATACAGGAATTTTAGCTCAGATTGGTGAAGTATCAATTAAAGAAATTGTAAAGTATGTTTCTGAAAAAGACTTTGGTGCTATTCGTAAATGGGTTGCATCGAATGATATGGATCAGAATTTATTGTTTCGCAAAATTTATGATGCTCTCTATGATACTTTGAAGCCAGCTTCGATTCCACAAGCAGTTATTATTCTTGCAGATTACCAATATAAATCTGCTTTTGTTGCAGACCAAGAAATTAACACGGTCGCTTGCTTAACAGAACTTATGGTAAATTGTGAGTTTGTATGAGTCCGTTTGACTACGTAAATCAAATTTTACAAGGTAAAAAGCAGTTAATTGTTGATGAGGAAACTGAGAAAAAGTACAGTCCTTTTCTCACAAACCGATCTTTATCGTATCATCTTGACTGTATTATGTACGCAAATGAGATGAACCGCAGACATTTTCTAGATAATAAGTGTCAGAACGATTTTTTACTAAATACCATACGGTCCAAAAAAAGACCGTTTGCTAAGTGGGTTAAGGCTGAAAAAAGTGAAGATTTGGAATGTGTCAAGATCATGTATGGACTATCAGACGCAAAAGCTCGTGAAGCGATACGCCTACTTAGTGATGAACAAATCCAACAATTAAAAGAACAAACCGATACCGGTGGATTAAGGAAGTAATATGGTCGACCTTACACAATTCGTTGAGGTTACTCTCAATGAACAAGACGATTTTTTAAAAGTAAGAGAAACTCTTACTCGTATTGGTGTATCGTCAAGAAAAGAAAAAGTTTTGTATCAATCGTGCCACATACTACATAAACAAGGCAAATATTATATTGTACACTTCAAAGAACTTTTTGCATTAGACGGTAAACCATCCAACTTATCAGAGAACGATATACAGAGAAGAAATGCTATAGCTAATTTATTAGAAGAGTGGGGATTAGTAAAAATCTTAAATAAAAAGCTGTTAGAAAACAATATTGCACCATTGCACCAAATAAAAATTATATCGTTCAAAGATAAAGATGATTGGGAATTAATTCCAAAATACAATATAGGTAAAAAATCTCAAGATTACTAAGTGAAAAATTATGAGTGATGTGAACGATAAAATTGTAAAGTTAAAAAACATTTATCAAGGTACTGTCGTCTATACAAAAGACTACGATGATGTGTATCGGATGAATGAGATGGAATTTATTCGGGTTTATGAAGAAGCTAATCCCCAGCGCACATACTTGGCTAATAGGGCGGCTTTTGTAAAACTGGATAAATAAAAATGTGACGCCTAATGGGTCACAATTCATTAACTCGCTTAAAAGGAGAAAACTATGACACTAGGACGCATTTCTTTTGGTACACTCTCACACTCTATGTTGGGCTTTGACCGTTTTTTTGATGATATTGAACGCTTAACATCAGAAGTGAAACAAACCACAACTTCTTTTCCACCACACAACATCATTAAGTTAGGTGATGATCGCTATGTCGTTGAGCTAGCTATTGCTGGTTTCAGCAAAGATGAAATTGATATCACCGTTGAAGAAAGCACTTTGACTATTAAAGGTCAAAAAGGTGATCAAGAAGCTGATGGTGTATCTTACATTCATCGTGGTATTGCTACACGATCTTTCACTAAGCAGCTAACCATCGCTGATACTATTGAAGTACAAGGTGCCGAGTTTAAAGATGGCATTCTGCGTATCGGTCTTGTGAATATTATTCCAGACCATAAAAAGCCAAAGAAAATTCAGATTGGTAAAGATCTGAAACTTTTTTCTCCTAAACTATTACAGGAAGAAAAATCCGCGGCTTAAAAGCGTGGAGGCGGTTTCCGCCTCCATTTTTTTCACTCAAAACTTTTATTTGGATATATATAGCATGAAACCAAACAAAACCTTCAAAATGAACAAATCGACTAAGCGATTACTGGCTGGTCTATCAGGTGAATCTCACACCAGATTTAAAAAAGATATGATTGAGTCACAACTATATTCTACAGTTGTGATCCGTGAAAAGAAGAAATCCAATAAACAAAAAGAAGCTGTAGCCGATGAAGAATAAATTCATTGTGGCTCATATGGAAGCCGCAAATGTTTATTCTCAGTTATCTTCTGCGGTAAGACTTAAAGTTGGTTGTGTAATTGTAAAAGATAATACAATTATTGGTATTGGTTATAATGGAATGCCATCTGGTTGGGACAATCAATGTGAATACGCTGATTATTATGATGATGGTGATTTTATCATTAAATCAAAACCAGAAGTACTTCATGCAGAAACTAATGCCATCGCAAAAGTAGCGAAATCTACTAACTCTACTGAAGATGCTGATTTATTTGTAACTCATGCTCCTTGTCTAGATTGTGCTAAACTTATTCACCAATCTGGAATCAAAAGAGTATTTTACAGAGATACATATAGAAGTGAAGATGGTTTAAATTTTCTTAAACAATGTAATGTTGAGGTGGAAAATGTCAAAAAGTTATCAAGCAACGGTAGTAGCAATTGACTGTTTTGGTGATGCAATCGTTCAATTACCTGATGCACTGGTAGAAGAATTGGATTGGCGAGTGGGTGATAAGTTAGATTATGAACAAAAAGAAGATAAAAGTATTATAATTAAAAATCTAACAAAGGAAAAACGAAATGCAACTAACAGCTAATTTTTCATTACACGAAATGGTAAAAAGTGAAACCGCTTTGCGCCATGGTTTAGACAATACTCCAGGACCTCAAGAGATTGAAAATCTTAGAGCATTGTGTACATATGTTTTACAACCACTACGTGATGTATATCAGCGTGGCATCAAAGTGAATTCCGGCTTTAGGCATCCTGATGTTAATGCAGCTGTAGGCGGGTCACGCACATCCGATCACTGCCGTGGTCAAGCAGCTGATATCGAAATACCAGGAATACCAAATTACGATTTAGCGCGATATATTGAATATTACTTTGATTATACACAATTAATTTTGGAATTTTATACACCAGGTATTCCTGATTCTGGTTGGGTTCACGTGTCATATGATCAAAATAATTTAAAGAAACAATCTTTAACTGCGATGCGTGAAAATGGAAAAGTTGTTTATAAACCAGGTTTAATTGCATAATGGATGTTAGGCAACTTATCGCATTTTTAAATCGAATTAAATGTTGGATGCCAGAAGTAAATACCGGCATCCGATCTGAAATTGATCAAGTAATTGACCAATTAAAAAAATCGATAAGGTAAATAGGAAAATATCATTAGACATATAATGTAAATCCTGATATATTATTGATAAGTACTATCATAGTAGTAGTACTAATACAAATTAACTATCAAGGAGAATTGAATTGAAAAGCGTTTATGAAAAAGTTGGTAAGTTTGCGGTAGTTGGTGTGAATCCTGGTTCAGACCAGTTTTTTGACATTACAGATGAATCTTTTCCTGGTAAATGGAAAGTGATTGTCTTTTATCCTAAAGATTTTACTTTTGTATGTCCTACAGAAATTGTAGCATACGATAAACTATTTCAAGATTTTGCTGATCGTGATGCTGTTCTGCTAACAGGCTCTACTGACAATGAATTTTGTAAACTTGCTTGGCAAAATGCACATGAGGACCTGAAGAAAATTAAACATATTCAGTTTGCTGATACTCAGCGTGGTGTTAATAGTTTAGCAAATGATCTAGGAGTTTTCTATGGCCCAGCTGGCGCAGCTCTTCGAGCAACATTTATTATTGATCCTAACAATGTGATTCAGCATGTTACAGTAAATAATCTTGATGTTGGTCGTTCACCAGAGGAAACTCTGCGTGTATTAGATGCTCTGCAAACGGGTGAACTTTGTGCATGTAACCGTACAATTGGTGGTGAAACACTATGAGTTGGGTTAATGAAATTAAAGAGGCGTTGCCAGAATATGCGAAAGATATTAAACTCAATTTGGACTCCGTTATTAATCGTAGCACTTTGGATGTTAATGTTGCTAATGGTTGCGCTTTGTCAGCCGCAATGGCAACAGGTAACGGAAAACTCGTTGCATTTATACAGTCAGATGTGGCAGATACCGAAGAATGTGACGCAGCGTTAACCGCTGCATCACTTATGGCCATGACGAATGTGTGGTACCCATATGTTGAAATGGCTAATGATGATAGACTTAAAGGCCTGCCTGCACAACTGAGAATGAACGCAATTGCTACACATGGTGGTACTAGCAAAGTTAATTTTGAAGCTTACAGTTTAGCAGCTTCAATTGTTGGCAAATGCCACTTTTGTGTGAGTGCTCACTATAGCACATTGAAACAAGAAGGATATACTGTTGAACAATTACGTGATATTGGTCGTATTGCAGCAGTAATTACTTCTGTTGCAAAAGTATTAAATTCTTAATGTAACAAAAGTTTCATTTAAAATTCATCAAATTGTAACATTGGAATTGTTGCGACACAATACATATTTGTGGAGCAATATTGCTCTAATTAATAAGGAGAAATTAATGAAAAAAATTCTACTGACACTACTGGCCACTTTTACGGTTACAGCACACGCAGCAGATATTACTGGCGCTGGAGCGACATTTCCATATCCAATATATTCTAAATGGGCTGAAGGATATAAGAAATCATCTGGCGTTGGCCTTAATTACCAATCAATTGGTTCTTCTGGTGGGGTTCGTCAAATTAATGCTAAGACAGTTGCTTTTGGCGCCTCTGACGCACCAGTTTCAGGCACAGACTTGGATCAAAGGGGCCAAATTCAGTTTCCTGCTGTTCTTGGCGGTGTAGTTCCAGTTTTTAATCTTGAAGGATTTAAACCTGGAGATTTACGATTAAATGGCGTTGTTCTTGCAGAAATTTTTATGGGTAAAATTATAAAATGGAATGACTCAAAAATTGTAGCTTTGAATCCAGGAAAAACACTACCAAATCAAAATATTACAGTAGTTCACCGTGCTGATGGTTCTGGTACTACTTTTATTTTTACAGATTATTTAAATGAAGTAAGCCAAGATTGGCGTGCTACTGTTGGTAAAGGTGCAGCAGTTAAATGGCCTGCTTCTTCAAGTGTTGGTGGAAAAGGTAACGAAGGTGTCGCAGCTAATGTTGAGCGAGTAAAAGGTTCAATTGGTTATGTTGAATATGCCTATGCAAAGAAGAACAAGATTCCACATTTAAAAATGGAAAATCGTAACGGATTGTATGTTGATCCTGATGATACTACATTCGCAGCTGCCGCTGCGAATGCTGATTGGTTTTCAGTTCCGGGAATGGGAATTTCTCTCGTAAATCAGCGTGGACCTCAAGCATGGCCAATTACTGGTGCAAGTTTCATCATCATGTATAAAGATCCTGTTGATAAAAAATCAAGTCAAGAAGTGTTGAAGTTTTTTGATTGGTCTTGGAAGAATGGTAAAAAAGATGCATTAGATTTAGATTATGTTCCTTTACCTGATAGTTTAACAAATCAAATTAAACAAAAAATTTGGGTTCAAATCAAGCATTAATCGTTGTTTTTTACGTGAGAAGTGTTAAATAGATAATGGCGTTTCTTGTTCATAGCTTACCACCAGTCCAATGCTTTGTTAAAAAGGAATTTCTCTATGACTTTGAAAAAGGTCATGGAGAATTCGAACCTTGCATTTGGATGACATTGAAATGCATTAAAGGTCAAGCATTTCGTATTGAGGCTTTGTTGCCAAACTACGGCGCACTTTATGATAAACTCCCATTACACGCATTTGTTTCAAGGCAAGAGTATCTACAAGATGCATATTTGCCTTTGGATTACTTGCAAATATGGGACTGCTTGAGTTATAATTTTACTGTTATTGAAAAAGATAATTTACGGATGTTGAAATGTAAATTCTTAGACAAGAACAGAAAATGGCATTTTGGTGAATATATGTTCACCGTAGATTTTTGCCAAAACGACCCTGGTTATTTAAACACAGGATTTTCTGAAACAGTAGAAGAACATAAGAGTTATAATTTTATTAAAATGGACAACGGCCAATTCGCCGCACAACCCAATAATAAAACATTATTCTATGATTCGTCTTTGACAGTACCTGAGTTTAAAACTCCAGATTTTAAAATAGCAACAAAGTTATATTCAGTAGAGAAATTCAGTAAACACTCTGCGAGAAATAACAATGATTTTTTCTATGACTTTAAGGAAACAAAATGAATCTTCGTGAATTAGCAAAACGTCTTGCAATTGAAAACAAAACAATTCAAGCTGAAAAATATGACTTAGTTCTTCGTGATTATGATAACATGGTCGAATTGATAGGTTTCGTTCAAGATCCAAATTATGATATGAACGATTTTCGTGGCCGTGAAATGTTGTTTCCTAAACGTTGGTTAACTTTAGCGGTACTTGATGCGGAAACACAGGTGAAAGTATGACTACAAAATTAGTAACATTTAAAACAAATCACACCATTCTTGGAAAAGTAGAAGAAAACGAATCTACAGTTACAATAAAACAACCTGTTCAAGTAGTTTCTGTTCCACCTAGAAGTCAAACTGATACTGGAGGTATTGCTTTTTCTCCTTTCTTAGAGTATAGTCAAGAATTTAAAACAGGAATATCATTTAATAAAAATGATATTTTAACAATCACAAATCCTGTAGTAGAATTAGAAAATCAATATAATTCTATTTTCGGTTCTGGAATACAAATTGCGAAAGCTCTGTGAGTAAATACTACACAAACGTTGTTGTACAAGGCAACAACATTCTCTATCGAGGTGTGCAAAACGGTAGGCGAGTACGAATGAAAATTCAATACTCGCCTACTTTGTTTTTGCCAACTAAAAAACCTACCGAATTTAAAACTTTGTTTGGTGAAAGTCTAGAAGCTATGCGATTTGAATCAATTCGTGAAGCTCGAGATTTTGTTAAAAGATATGATGGTGTAGAAAATTTCAAAATTTATGGTAATGATCGTTATGAGTATGCGTTTATTGCTGATGAATACAAAGCACAAATAGAATGGGATCAAAATCATCTATCAATTGCAATTATTGATATTGAAGTTGGTTCTGAAAATGGTTTTCCTGATCCATATCGTGCAACAGAGCCTATTACGGCTATCGCTGTACGCCAATTAAACGGAGGCATCACAGTTTATGGTTGTGGTGAGTATGAAATACAAGGTGAAGAAGTTTATGTCAAATGTGATGATGAAATTTCATTGTGCAAAAAATTTCTGAGAGATTGGCAGGATAATTATCCAGATATCATTACAGGTTGGAACACAGAATTTTTCGATATACCTTATTTGGTGAATAGATTCAAAAATCTTCTTGGTGAAGATGAAATGAGAAAACTATCACCTTGGAATAATGTATGGGAAAGAAGAACTACATTTAACGGGAGAGAATTAATTGCGTATAATATTTCCGGTATTGCTGCTCTTGACTATATCGAGCTCTATAAGTGGTATGCGCCTGGTGGCAAATCACAAGAATCATACAGACTGGATAACATCGCTAATGTCGAACTAGGTGAAAAGAAGATTGATTATTCTGAATACGATAACTTACACCAGTTGTATCGTTTAAATTATCAAAAGTTTATTGAATATAATATTAAAGACGTTGAACTTGTTGTAAAACTAGAAGATAAATTAAAATTACTTCAGTTGGCAATTACTCTTGCATATGATACCAAAACAAACTATGAAGATGTATTTGCTCAAACCCGTATGTGGGATTCACTTATCTATTCTCATCTTTTGGCAAAAAGAATTATTGTTCCACCAAAAGTTGTAAAGAAAAAAGATTCTGCATTTGAAGGTGCATATGTAAAAGAACCTCAAGTTGGTATGCATCAATGGGTTGCATCATTTGATCTTGATTCTCTCTATCCACATTTGATGATGCAATATAATATTTCACCAGAAACTCTGATTGAATCAGATGATTATACAGATGAGATGCGTCAAGTATTGATGCAAGGAGTTAATGTTGATAAAATGCTTGAACAAAAAATCAACACAAAAGAACTAAATGGTGTTACTCTAACACCAAATGGTCAATTCTTTCGAACAGATATTCAAGGTTTCTTGCCAAAAATGATGGAAGAAATGTATGAAGATCGTAAGAAATTTAAGAAGATGATGTTGAAGGCTAAACAGGATTATGTAAACGAAAAAGATGAAGCGAAGAAGAATGAAATTGGTAAACTAGTTGCAAGATATAATAATCTACAACTTGCCAAAAAAGTTTCTCTTAACTCCGCTTATGGTGCATTGGGTTCACAGTATTTCCGTTTTTATGATCTTCGTCAAGCTCTTGCAGTTACAATGGCAGGTCAACTTTCTATTCGATGGATTGAAAAGAAGTTGAACCAATTTATGAATAAATTATTGAAAACGGATAGTGATTATGTTATTGCATCAGATACAGACTCGATTTATCTCTGTCTTGGTGAACTCGTTGATAAAGTCTATACGGGTGAGAAAAAAACTCCAACAATTATCTCCTTCATGGACAAGGTCTGTGAAGATAAAATACAACCATTTATTAATCAGAGCTATCAAGAACTCGCTGACTATGTTCACGCATACTCGCAAAAAATGAGAATGAAACGTGAAGCCTTGGCTGACAAAGGTGTATGGACTGCCAAGAAACGTTACATCATGCATGTGTACAATAACGAAGGTGTTGCATACGATGAACCTGATATGAAGGTTATGGGTCTTGAAATGGTCAAATCATCCACACCTTCTGCTATTCGTGAAAAAATGTCTCTGCTTATTAAAATTATGATTACAAAAGATGAGGCTTCTGTACAAGAATTTATTTCTAATTTTCGTGCAGAGTTTAAAAAACTTCCACCTGAAGATATCTCTTTTCCTAGAGGTGTAAATGGTATTAAAGAATACTCTGATTCTATATCGATATATAAGAAAGGTACACCAATTCATGTCAAAGGTGCATTGATCTACAACTACATGCTTAAAGAAAAAGATTTGACAAAAAAATATCCTTTGATACAAGACGGTGAAAAATTAAAATTCTCTTATCTCAAAACACCTAACCCCGTAAAAGATACGGTTATTTCATATCCAAACAGATTGCCAATCGAACTTGGATTGCATGAATATATCGATTATGAATTGCAGTTTGAAAAAGCTTTCATTGAACCAATTAAGATTATTCTTGATTGCGTAGGTTGGCATGTTGAGAAACAGAGTTCGTTAGAGGACTTTTTCGCATGATTAAAATTAATTCTCAAGTGTGGTTGCCATTTATAACTGCAATCGCATTGTCAGTAGTAGCCGCATATTACTCAATTATTGGGTTGGCACAAATATTTCCTGGTTCATTCTGGCCTGTTGTAATAATGGGTTCAATATTAGAGATTGCTAAACTAGTAACCATTTCTTGGTTATATAATAATTGGTCTTTTGCAGGCAAATTACTTAAAACATATTTTTCAATTGCAGTATTTCTATTGATGACAATTACATCAATGGGTATTTTTGGTTATTTGTCGAAAGCACACATCGATTCAACTATTGTTTCTGGTGCAAATACTGTACAACTAAGAAATATTGAGGCACAAGAAAAGATTGCAAAAGAACGATTGACATATCTTTTACAACGTGCTGGTGATCCTGCCACAGCTACAAACAGAATTGATAAACAAATTCAAGAAACTCAGGCAGAACTCAAAAGATTAACAACAGAAAAATTACCTTTACTTGCCGAAGAAAATAAGTTAACGGCAGAAATTGGTCCTATTAAATATGTCGCCGAACTTTTCTTTGATAAAGCTGATCCATCTTTTATAGATAAAGCTGTACGTTCCGTAATTATCACAATTATCATTGTTTTTGACCCATTAGCGATTCTACTTTTAATTGCGGCACAAAAAACATTCAAACAAACCCGTAAAAAGAAAATTATTACGGTAGAAAATGGTGAGGAACAGATCATAGAGGTTGACGATGATGACGACATTGTGATACAATATGATATGGAAGATATAAACGAAGTTATACCTAAATCTAAAATTACCAAACTTGACGGAGGTTCATTTTAACATGGGTTTATTAGACAAACTAAAAAAGAATACTACGATTAAAGAATCATCTATTCTTGAAAAATCAAAATTCTTTACAGAAAAAGATATGATTCCTACTGAAGTGCCTATGATTAATGTGGCACTTTCAGGTAGGTTAGATGGCGGCCTTGTTCCTGGTCTTACGATGTTGGCTGGGCCATCTAAACATTTTAAAACTGCTTTTGCTTTATTGATGGCATCAGCATATATGAAAAAGTATGAAGATGCTGTTGTTCTGTTCTATGATTCAGAATTTGGCACACCACAAAAATATTTTGAAACTTTTGATATTGATATGGGTCGTGTTCTTCACACCCCAATTACTGATATCGAAGAATTAAAACACGACATTATGAATCAGTTACAAGGTCTTGAAAAAACAGATCATGTAATCATTGTAATTGATTCTATTGGTAATCTTGCATCACGCAAAGAGGTTGAAGATTCTCTTGAAGGTAAATCTGTTGCAGATATGACCCGTGCAAAACAAATTAAATCATTGTTTCGCATGATTACACCACATCTTACAATTAAAGATGTCCCAATGATTGTTGTCAATCACACTTACAAAGAAATTGGTATGTTTCCAAAAGATATTGTTGGTGGCGGTACAGGTTCTTATTACTCTGCTGACACAATCTGGATTCTTGGTCGCCAACAAGAGAAAACAGGTGGTGATATTACAGGTTATAATTTTATTATTAACGTTGAAAAATCTCGTTATGTTCGTGAGAAATCCAAAATTCCTGTTACGGTATCATTTGAAGGTGGTATCAACAAATATTCTGGCTTACTTGAAACAGCTCTTGAAGGTAATTTTGTTGCCAAACCTACAGCAGGTTGGTATGCAAAAGTAAATCAAGAAACTGGTGAAATTGATAGTCAAAAGTTTCGTGAATCTGATACCAATACTAAAGAATTTTGGAAAGACATTTTAAAGAATGCTAAATTTAAAGAGTATATTTCAAAGAAATATTCTATCGCCTATGGCAGCATTATGGGAGAAGATGTTTCAGAAGAAGAAACTACCGAAGTATAAATTTCAAAATTCACCTTGGGATGATGCTACGTGGGTTGAAATTACTGAAGGTAAATATTCTTCAGTAGTTTTTTCCTACGGCATGGTCCGTTTCTCATGGGAACTAGACATTCCCAAACTACAATTTAGTTACGACATTCTACATTCAGGTAATCATGATCTTGATCTATTGAAAAATGATCAGGAATTTGTTACAATAATGGGAGATATCCTTACAGAAATAATTATTACGAATGAATCGACTAGAACAAACAATCCTCAAGAATCTAATCTATAATGATGATTACTCAAGAAAAGTTTTGCCTTTTCTAAAGGCAGAATATTTTAGTGATCAAACTGAAAAATTAGTATTTAATGAAGTACAAGAGTTTATCAACAGATATAAAAATCTACCAACACATGAAGCTCTTGTAATTAATTTTACTGAAACTAAAAATTTAAGTGAAGAACAAGTTAGTGAATCAATACAACTATTAAAAGAATTACACGAAGCTCGAAAAGAAGATACTGAAAAACAATGGTTGGTTGAACAAACAGAAAAGTTTTGTCAAGATCGTGCAATTTATAACGCAATCATGGAGTCAGTATCGATTCTTGATGAAAAACATGGTCGAAAATCTAAAGGTGAAATACCAAATCTATTAAGTGAAGCTCTTGGAGTTTCTTTTGATTCTTCTATCGGTCATGATTATATGCAAGACATGGATCGCCGATACGATTTCTACCATAAACATGAAGCAAGAATTAAATTTGATCTTGACATGTTTAACAAGATTACGAAAGGTGGCCTGCCAATTAAAACTCTAAACATTGCTTTGGCTGGCACCGGTGTTGGTAAATCATTATTCATGTGTCACATGGCTGCATCATGTTTATCTCAAGGACATAATGTATTGTACATCACCTTAGAAATGGCAGAAGAAAAGATTGCAGAGCGTATTGATGCGAATCTATTAAACATTGATATGCAAGAACTTCATGTGATACCTCGATCAGACTACGAAAGAAAGTTTGATGTTCTTAGAAGTAAAACTCATGGCAAATTAATTATTAAAGAATATCCTACTGCGAGTGCTTCAACACTTCATTTCAGATCATTGATTAATGAACTACAACTGAAAAAGAGTTTTAAACCAGATATTATCTTTGTTGATTATCTAAACATCTGTGCATCATCACGTATCAAACCAGGCGCAAGTGTGAACTCGTATTCATATATTAAAGCCATCGCCGAAGAGTTGCGTGGTCTTGCAGTTGAGTTTGCTGTGCCAGTTATGAGTGCAACACAAACAACAAGAAGTGGTTTTACAAATACAGATCCAGGCCTAGAAGATACTTCAGAATCTTTTGGTTTGCCTGCAACTGCTGATTTTATGTTTGCTTTGATTTCTACAGAAGAACTAGAACAATTAAACCAAATCATGGTCAAACAATTGAAAAATCGCTTTGGTGATCCAAATCACTTTAAGCGTTTTGTAGTAGGTATTGATAGAGCCAAGATGCGATTGTTCGATGCAGAACCAACAGCGCAACAAGGTATCGTAGATGCTGGTCAAGATGACGAACCTATTAATACTTTTGGTAATCGTGAACGTAAATTTAATTCTAAATTTGAAGGAATCAAAGTATGAAAGTAGTTCAATTTGAACCAAAGGTTAAAAAAGCAAGTAAAAAGATGAAAGATGATTTAATAGAAGTTCTTGATGCTTTAAGAGAAAAGATCGATAAAGAAGAAGTTACAGAATTTGTAATATCTTCTATGCATATTGATGGTGAAGTCGAAATATACGCTTGCACGAAAGATTTTGTCGGTGCAGTAGGATTATTTGAATCAGGAAAATTTAATTTATTAACACAATACGAATGAATTTAGATCAAGCATTACATTGTTCAAAAGTTTTTGAAGATTACTTCAAAGATTTTAGTCGTATTGATGAATACATGCGTGAACAAAAATTAAATTCTTTGGCCGAATTGCCGTTTGCTTTGCCTGGTTGTGGACCTGAAGAAGATTTGTTTTCTGATTTCACCATGAATCCTGAAGATATGGATTTTGAAGTTGTTGAAATGGAATCAAGTCGTTGGCAACTATATCTTGATATTATTTCATCACACAATAATTTGTCCAGTCCTGGTAGAAATTTACGTTTGGCTGTTTTAGAAAAGAACACTCAGAAATGGGTTGGTTTCATTCGTATTGGTTCACCTACAATTATGATGAAACCAAGAAATGAATTACTTGGTTGTGTTATTACAAACGAAACTGAAACAACAAAGTCTTTTAATCGAGCTGCTGCAATGGGTTTCGTAATTGTGCCAGCGCAACCTTTCGGTTTCAATTATCTTGGTGGAAAATTACTTGCAGGTATCTGTTGTTCACATGAAGTGAAATCTATACTTGATAAAAAGTATGACATGAATACTTGCTTATTCGAAACTACATCTCTGTATGGTAGTTCTAAATCCGTTTCACAATATGATGGTATGAAACCATATCTAAGATTTGCTGGCACAACTGATTCTGATTTTTTACCAATGATGCACGGCAAACCTTATGAAGATTTAGTAAAATACATTGAAAATGTAAATGGTGGTCCAATTGTACCAGAAGATGCAAGTAGTCGTAAGTTGAAGATCATTAATACAACGATTGCTATGACGAAAGCAGCATTAAAGAGCCATAAAGACCATTATGATTCATTTATGAACACCATCGAAAAAGCTAAAAGTTTGACTGAGAAGAAACGATATTATTATTCAAATTATGGATATTCAAACTATAAAGATGTGGTTCTTGGAAAAACTGATAAACTTGTGCCAGACAAGGAGAACTATGAAAAATTTCACCTTGAAAACATTATAAAGTGGTGGAAGAATAAGGCTTGTAGTAGATTTACAACACTTCAGACGGAAAATCGTATTAGAACAGAGATAGAAGTCTGGACTGGCGACAAGGAGATTGACATTATACGGTAACTGTGGTAGGATAAATACTTAATTATGGAGAATTAAATGGCAACAAAGTATTTGTCTGGCGGCGAACAAACAACAGTAAATTCTACGATTACTGAACTTTTTCCAGCATTGTGTTTTAACAATGGTTTTAATCCTAAAACACCAGAAGATTTAGAAAATTTTATTAATGGACTAAATTTAAACTCGGAAAAATCTAAAAAAACTTTCGTAAATGCAAATAACATAAAAGCCGGTAAAGAATTTATTGTTCTTAAAGACAAAATTCGGCCAGACATGAAAGCAGAAAAAATACAAAATGCTTTCGCCATTACAAAATTTTTGTTTGATACTGATAAAATAAGAGCTATAGAAAAAGTAATTTGGGGATATAGAGAAAAACCAGCTGGAGTTCCTAGCAATCATGCAGGTGACATTTTTGTTTTCTTTAAAAATAAACAATTAACTCCAAAAATTGCTGGAGTATCATTAAAAGCTGGTTCAGAAAAATCATCTGAACCAAAATTAAACAGTTATGTAAAGACCACATTAACAAAATCGATGTGGAAAAAATCATCACCAAGAGCAATGGATGAATTGAAACAAGAACTTTGGGACAATGTTTATTCAAAAGTTCCTGGTCTTCCTAAAAAAATGGTAACAAAAGATAATTATTATGTTTTACAGGGAGCTAAAGATTCTACTAAAATACATCCAATGATGATTGAAAAACTTATTAATTTTTTTGAGTCTGATTCAAAAAAATTCGATGAATTATACGGCGTCATGAATAAAATTTGTCGTGAAAAATTATGTAAGGTAATTAATAAAGATTTAAAAGCAACAACAGAATGGATTTCACAAGAGTTTCGATTAGAACGCCGAGATGTGGAAATACCTTTGGTTTTAGTCAAAGCCATTAGAACACGATATGAATTGGCAGGAGACCCATTGGTAGATTTTTTACCAAGATTAACTAAAGCGTATGCCTATTTAAATAAACAATCTGTGCAAGAATGGTTTATTGATTTATACGCAGGAAAAGACAAAATAACATTATTGATGACAATTCGAAGTGACTCAGAATTTAGGAGAGCAAAACCAAAAGGCAAATTAGGTTCTTTTGTGGGACTTAAATTACTATATCGCGGTGTTAAAAAATGAAATTCTTAGAATTTTTAACAGAATCAAAAGAAGGCAAAAACGTTCACTTAGAACATATTGAGGATGAAATACTCAATCGTGGAGTAGTTGGTGGCCGAGAATCCATAAACTTCTTGCAGTCTCTACGTGATATGTTAGCCGGACATGCTGAATCTAAAATTAACATCACAACAAAATGGGATGGCGCACCAGCTATATTTTGTGGGATTAATCCAGAAAATAACAAATTTTTTGTAGGAACAAAATCTGTTTTTAATAAAAACGCCAAGTTAAATTATACAGAAAAAGATATTGACGAAAATCATCCTGCTGAAGGATTAAATAAAAAACTTAAATTCGCTCTGGCGCATCTACCAAAACTTGGAATAAAAGGTATTCTTCAAGGTGATATGATGTTCACTAAAGGCGACCTTAAAAAGGAAACCATAGATGGAGAATCTTATATCATATTCCAACCAAATACAATTG